ATTACGGTTGCGGTGGTGAAAAGGGTATTCCTGATGAATGGATTGCACAGATTCCCCGCCGTGATTGGATAAAAGCCTTGTGTGATGAACTGATAATTGAAAGTTAATTTTCAAAAAATATATGCGGTTCAAGTTGCGGTTCAAGATAAGTTCATGTTGTAGTGGTTGGAACTTGAACCGCCTGAAAGCCTTATTATATATAGGTTTTCTCTTTCAGGGTTCAAGTAGTTCAAGTTATTTTTAAGTTCTTTATAAATTGAGTTTTTACAAACAGCGTTTTACAGTGTTTCGCTAAAAATAAGTATAAAGAAAAAAGAATGTTGAACTTGAACCTTTCAAAAGCTGAAAACCTAAAACCCCTTAAAAATAAAGACTTTGAAGCGGTTCAAGATACCCGGTTCAAGATGAAAGGAAGTTGTACCGATGAAAGCAAAAGAGTATTTGCAGCAGTTGAAGCGATTAGATGAATTGATAAATCAAAAAATAAAGGAAGTTACTGACCTTCGAGAGAGGGCAACCAGTGTTTCAGGCATTGACTATTCAAAGGATAAGGTGCAAACAAGCCCTTCCGGGGATGCGCCCTTTGTAAAGCTGATCGGCAAAATCGCTGATCTTGAAGCTGAAATCAATGCTGAAATAGATTCCTTCGTAAACGAAAAGCACAAGATAATCAATCAAATTCAGAGTTTGAAGAACGCTGATTATATCAGCTTACTTTTCAAACGATATGTAGAATTCAAGAAATTTGAAATCATTGCTATTGAAATGAACTTTACATATCAGTATGTACTTGAATTGCACGGGTGCGCTTTAAGAGAATTTGAAACAACATACAAAAACCTATAAAATCCGATGTTGTTCCCATATCTTCTTATATGCTATGTGTGATATTATATAGAATGAAGAATCAGCAAGAAATAATCTTGCTGATTTTTTCTTTCCCCGGTGGGGTGCTCATAACCGATTTCGGGCATAGGTCGGTGAACTCCTACCCACCGGGGGAATTCTTAAAAAAGCGGATACCCTACCGCAAGGGTAAGGAAGAAAACAGATTGAAAGGGGGTTGCCGTTTATGAACGCAAGACAAAAGAAGTTTTGTGATGAATACCTGATTGATTGTAACGCTACACAGGCGGCAATCCGTGCAGGATATTCCCCAAAGACAGCTAAAAGCATAGGACAGGAAAACCTGACAAAACCTGACCTGAAAGCCTATATTGATGAACAGCTTGAACTTTTGCACAACGAAAAGACCGCTGATGCACAGGAAGTTCTTGAATATCTTACCGCTGTTATGCGTGGTGAAAGTAGTTCTTCCGTATTATCGTTATGCGGTGATGGTTGTCAAGAAGTGATTAAAAAAGCACCTGATGAAAAAGAACGCCTGAAAGCTGCTGAACTGATCGGCAAGCGATACGGAATGTTCAAGGATAATGTGAATATGGGCGGGGCTGTTCCCGTTATGTTTGTTGACGATCTCGGAAGTGATGAAGAATGACCGTTCAAAAGCAATCGTTAAAACAAACAATCGGAAAGGGCTATAATAAATATTGGCGTTGGCAAGGGCGTTACCGTGTATGTAAGGGCAGTCGTGCAAGCAAAAAATCTAAAACAACCGCCCTTTGGTTCATTTGGAACATTATGAAATACCCGGAAGCAAATGCCCTTGTAGTGCGAAAGGTGTTCAGAACCCTTCACGATTCTTGTTTTACAGAATTGAAATGGGCTATCAATCGTTTAGGGGTAGCTGAATATTGGGAAATCAAAGAAAGCCCTATTGAAATGACCTATCTTCCCACGGGACAGAAAATATATTTCCGTGGGCTTGATGATCCTTTGAAGGTTACTTCAATTACTGTTGAACACGGCTATTTGTGTTGGATGTGGATTGAAGAAGCGTATGAAATCGGCAATGAAGATGATTTCAATATGCTTGATGAATCAATCCGTGGTGCAATCCCGGCTGAAACGGGATTGTTTAAGCAGATAACCTTGACTTTTAACCCGTGGAATGAACATCACTGGATAAAAGCCCGCTTTTTTGATAACCCGGACGATGAAACCCTTGCAATGACAACCAACTATATGTGCAATGAATGGTTGGATGAAGCTGATTTGAAGGTTTTTGAAACTATGAAGCAGCAGAACCCCCGCCGTTATCGTGTTGCCGGGTTGGGTGATTGGGGTATTGTTGAAGGGCTTATCTTTGAGAATTGGGAAGAAAAAGCCTTCAACATTGATGAAATCCGCAAGTTAGAAAGTGTGAAATCCGCTTTTGGGCTTGATTTCGGATATACAAATGATCCTTCCGCTTTCTTTTGCGGCTTGATTGATGAAGCCAATAAAACCATTTGGGTGTTCGATGAAATCTATAAAAAGGGTATGAGCAATGAGAAAATAGCGGAAGAAGTAACCAAAGCCGGATATGCCAAAGAGAAAATCAGGGCTGATTCCGCTGAACCAAAGAGCATTGACCGCCTTTATGATTTGGGGCTTTCCCATATTCACAGGGCAAGGAAAGGCAAAGACAGCATCAACAACGGTATTGATTATATACAAGATTTCCACATCATAGTTCACCCTAAATGCGTGAACTTCATTACTGAAATCAGTAATTACACTTGGGATGTTGATAGTAAGACCGGGAAAAAGCTGAATAAGCCAATAGATGATTTTAACCATTTGATGGATGCAATGCGTTATGCCCTTGAAGATTTCAGCAAGGGGGACGCTTTCAGTTTTGAGTAAAAATAACACATTAGTAACAAAGAGCCTTGAAAACCGTGTGTTTTCGGGCTTTTGTTTATATTATGCGATAGAAAGGGGTGAAAAAGGTGCTAAATGGAATTGAAAACGCATTGAACAAGATTTCAAACTTTATGTTGTTTGGGTTCAAAGCCAAAATGAACGACAAGCAATATCTTGAACAGGAAATCATGCGTTGGAAGGGTTCGCCGGAAAGGATCATGCAGATTAAAGGTCAACTGTACTATCAGAACGAACATGATATTTTGACCCGTAAAAGAACTATGATCGGTGAAGATGGCAAGCTGCAAGTGGTTGAAAATCTTCCGAACAACCGCCTGATTGATAATCAGTACGGAAAAATGGTGAACCAAAAAGCAAATTACCTTTTGGGACAGCCCTTTGCCATAGAAACAAACAATGAATTATATACCGAACTTTTGAAACAGGTGTTCAATAAGAAGTTTATGAAAACCTTGAAGAACGGCGGTAAAGCAGCCTTGAACCACGGTATTTCATGGCTTTATCCCTATTACACCAAAGACGGGGAATTTTCTTTCCGTCTGTTTCCGGGGTATGAAATACTTCCTATTTGGGAAGATAGCGAACACACCGTTTTAGCGGGCGCAATCAGGCTTTATTTGGTTGCGGGTTATGACGGTATCAAACCAACAATTATTGAAAAGGTTGAAGTGTTCGATATGCAGGGAATTCATTGTTATATTCTTGATGGCAATGTGCTTATTCCCGATCTGACCGTTGAAGAACAGGATTGCGCCTATGTGATGAACAACGGCAAGCCTTTGAATTGGGCGAAAATCCCGCTTATCCCTTTGAAGTACAACGAACAGGAAATACCGCTGATTAAGAAGGTGAAATCCCTTCAAGACGGTATCAATGTTATGCTTTCTGACTTTGAAAACAATATGCAGGAAGATGCCCGAAACACAATTCTTGTTCTGAAAAACTATGATGGTACGAATTTAGGGGAATTCAGAAAGAACCTTGCAACCTTCGGTGCAGTCAAAGTTCGCTATGATGGGGAAACCAAAGGCGGCGTTGAAACCCTTGAAATTACCGTAAATGCAGAAAACTACAAGGCTATTTTGGAAATCTTCAAAAAAGCCCTGATTGAAAACGCTATGGGTTACGATGCCAAAGATGATAGGCTTTCCGGCAATCCGAATCAGATGAACATTCAATCAATGTATTCTGACATTGACCTTGATGCAAATGATATGGAAACCGAATTGCAAGCCGCTTTTGAAGAAATCCTTTGGTTCGTCAATGCACACCTTGCAAACACCGGGAAGGGCAATTTTGAAAATGAGGAAGTAACGGTTATTTTCAACCGTGATATTCTTATCAACGAAAGTGAAGCTATTGCGAATTGTAAGGCTTCCATTGGTATTCTTTCTGATGAAACTATTATCGGACAACATCCGTGGGTTGACGATCCGCAGCAGGAACTTGAACGCTTGAAAAAGCAAAAAGAAGAAGAACAGGCTGAATTTGAAAGGCAGCAGGAACAAGCATATAACCCTTTCGGGCAGCAATCCGGCAATCAACCGCCACATAAGGAAGGTGAAGAAGGTGAAAATAAAGAAGATTGATGTTTTACCCGTTACCCTTGAAGTGGAGTATAACAACCCCATTTTAGGGCGTGTATTTGCTTTCTTTGCGTGGCTGATGTTGGTGAGGTTCAAAAAGTTTAACCTGACAATGAACAATAGAACCGTGTGCAGTTTCTATCGCCTGATTGTTCCCCGCTTTGTGAAAGGCGGTGGGGCTGATGCAAAATAGTGAATATTGGCAAATTCGTTTTGGACAGCTTGAAGAAGCCCAAAATGCACAAGGAAAAGCTACTTTGCTTGAAATTGAACGCCAATATAAGCAAGCCCAAAAGCAACTTGAAGGGCAAATTGCCCGATGGTATCAGCGTTTTGCAGACAATAACGGAATTTCCCTTGCGGAAGCCCGCCAATATCTGAAAGGTGCTGACCTTCAAGAATTCAAGTGGGATGTTCAGGACTATATAAAGTATGGACAGGATAACGCTTTGATGGGCGGCTGGGTGAAAGAACTGGAAAACGCTTCTGCAAAGTATCACATTTCAAAACTGGAAGCCCTGAAAATACATACACAACAAAGCCTTGAAGTTATGTTTTCAAAACAGCTTGGAACAGTAGCCGGGGCAATGGGTGATGTGTTTGAAAGCGGTTATTATCATACCGCCTATGAACTTCAAAAGGGGTTCGGCATTGGATGGGATATTGCAGGATTGGATCAATCCCATATTGAAAAGGTGCTTGCCAAACCGTGGGCGGTAGACGGGTACAATTTTTCAGAACGGATTTGGAAGAACAAAAGCAAGCTGATTTCAGAGGTTCACGGCGAACTTACACAGAATATCATGCTTGGTGCTGATCCACAAAAGGCGATTGATTCCCTTGCAAAGAAAATGAACACTTCAAAATACAATGCCGGAAGGCTTGTAATGACGGAAGAAGCCTATTTCAGTTCGATTGCACAACGGGATTGCTTCAAAGACCTTGATGTTGAACAGTATGAAATTGTTGCAGCTCTTGATTCCCATACTTCCGATATATGCCGCAGCCTTGACGGAAAGCATTTTCCTATGAAGGATTATCAGCCGGGAGTTACAGCCCCGCCGTTTCATGTTTATTGTCGCTCAACCACTGTTCCCTATTTCGATGAAAACTTCGGGGATATTGGGGAAAGGGCGGCAAGGGACGAAAACACCGGGAAAACTTATTATATCCCCGATGATATGAACTATCAGGAATGGGAAGATACTTTCGTAAAGGGCGGCGATAAATCCGGGTTCGATGTGTTTGACGATGGTTCAACCCTTCACTACACACATCAAAAACCACCTGAACCCGCCGCACCACCAAAGAAGGAATATCTGACAAAGAAAAAGCTGCAAGCCAAAATTGCGGAAGCCGATGTTCAGATTGAAGATTTGCAACAGAAGATTGCAGATGCCTTTGAATACCCTTCTTATGAAGAAATTATCAAGGATTTCGGCAGTGTAGAAGATGCCGGAAGTGGTATTGAAGAAGCCCATACCATAGTTCAAGGCAAAAAAGAAATGGATGCCATTGAAAAGAAATACGGCGGTTATTCTGAACTGTTTGATAAAGGGACAGAAACGGACAAACACGCCTATGGGGAATGGGATCAAAAAGTATTCGATGCCGCTGATAAGTTATCGCAAAGTGGGCAAACTCTTGATTCATGGGGTTCTGAACAAGAAATTGAACAGCTTTATTCTGAATTTCAAGAAGCAAAAGGGTATAACTCACAGCTTAAAACTATTGAAGCCCAAAAAGCCGAATGGCAAGAAAAGCTGAATGAGAAATTGAAAGCCGAACAGAAGAAAACCCTTCTGAAACAGCAAGTAGACCTTGAAGCCCAAAAAGCGACAGTTCAACAGCAGCTTGACAATTTGGAAGTTAAAACCTATTCCGGCATTTGGAAAGAGGATAAAACAACCGCCGATTGGGGCAGTTTGAACATTGAAGGTAAGAAAAGCTACTATGAAGGTAAGTTTATCAGTGAAAGCGATCCTGATAAGCTGAAAAAATATCAAGATTTATATAAACAGCTTGAAGAACTTGACCTTGAAGGTAGCAAATACAACGATGTTCAGCAGCAGTTGAAAAAGATTGAAGCGGAAATTTCAAAAGTTCAATCCGATTTGAAAAATCTTGAAAAAGGTGATATAATTGATTTAACAGACGATACTTTTTCCCCGGAACGAAAACAAGCCGCTTTGTGGGCGAAAACAGTCAAACAAGCAGATAATTCCCTTCGTGCAAAAAGCGGGGAAGTTTGGAAGGCAGCCCCAAAGTCTGAAAAAGATGCAATTTACGGTTATACTTCCAGTTACAGCAAATTCAATGAGCCTTTGCGGGGCATTGAATACGGCACAAATGCCTTTAAGGGCGTTGGAAATATTGATTTTGACAAAATCGGCACAAATTACGGTGGGTATAGTCCGGGTGAAGTTCGGAAACAAATTAACGCTATGACTGATATTATATCAAAGTCAACTTATGATTTTGATATATGGTTACAGCGTGGTTGTGATTATGGGGGCATGGATCACTTTTTTGAAATATCTATGTCCGAATTACAATCAGCCACACAAGCAGAATTGGAAAAACTTTTGCTTGGTAAGACCGTTACAGATTACGGTTTTTTTAGTTGCGGCGTTTCCAAAGGCAAAGGGTTTTCACATAAGCCTATCATTATGAATGTGTATGCCCCAAAGGGTACACAAATGATGTACGCAGAACCGTTTTCTGCTTTTGGTAATGGTTCAGGGCGTTCATGGGATGGTGTTTCCGGACAATCGTCTTTTGGTAGTGAAGCAGAAATCATTTTACAGCAAGGAACAAGTTTTCGAGTAACAAAGGTTGAACGGTCAAACGGGAAATTGTATGTTGACATTGAAGTTGTTATGCAAAATAACCCGCAAAGGTAGGTGATAAGGATGAACGAAAAGAAAACATTGGAAGAACGCTATGGAAGTGAAGTTCTTTCAGACAACACAAAAATTCCAAAGTTTGAACAATGTAAAACTTGCCGATTTCGTCAAATGAAAATCGGGGATTCCCTGATTGACGATTATAGAAGAAGCAGTTGCTTGATTTTCGCTTTTCCTAAAATGAAGCCTATGCAATTTTATGACGGTTCGGCAAAATGTGAGTTCTACGAAAAAGAGAAATAACCGCTTTTGAAAGTTAATTTTCAAGGGCGGTTTTTTCATGCCATTTTTCAGAGTGTAAATATATCAAGCCCCTGTAAATCGTTCTTATATGACGGTTATATAAGGGGCTTTTTTCGTGAAAGGAAGTGAATTTGTAATGAATCTTGGTTTTGGCACTTAAACAGTGCAGTTCATATTCCAACTATGGGTTAAATAGTGAAATCGTCTTTTAAGCGTTGCAGACGGTAAAGAACAAGGTCAAATTTCGTGGTTCGTAACCCACGGTAAAAAACGGAAAATTTGAAAGGTAGGTATAAGACAATGACAAAGGAAAGTTTGATGGAAATGGGCTTGACAGAAGATCAGGCAAAGAAGGTTATGGGCGAGATTGACGGGAATTTTGTTACCAAAGCAAGGTTCAACGAGGTCAACGAGGAAAACAAAACCTTGAAAAAATCTGTTTCTGACAGGGATAAACAGCTTGACGATCTGAAAAAATCCAGCGGGGATAATGCCGCTTTGCAGCAGCAGATTTCCGATTTGCAGAAGCAGAACGCCGATCAAGAAAAAGCCCACAGTGAAGAATTGGCACAGTTGAAGTTGGACAATGCAGTTGAAATTGCCCTTTCCGGCGCAAAAGCAAAGAACGGAAAAGCGGTCAAGGCAATGCTTGATATGTCAAAGGTGAAAATGGGTGAAGATGGTAAACTTTCCGGCTTTGATGAACAGATTGAAGCCTTGAAGAAATCCGATGCCTATATGTTTGATGTTCAGGAACAGCCGGGACAGCAGCAGTTCACAGGTTTTCAGCCGGGTGCTTCTTCCACTGTTCCGAATTCCACAGCAGCGGGATATGAAGCCCGCCTTGCAGATGCCCGAAAGAACAACAATCAATTAGAGGTTATCAAAATCAAACAGGAAGCAGCGGCAGAAGGCGTTGTTTTGATGTAAAAATTAAAAAGAAAGGTTAAATAAGGTGAAATATTATGGCACAGGTAACAGGTATCGGCACTACTTGGAATTTGCCGAACTATGCGGGTGAGCTGTTCACGGCTGACCCCACACAGACCCCCCTTCTTTCTATGATCGGTGGTTTGACTGGCGGCAGACAGACAGACAATTTCGAGTTCCCCACAGCGGTTCTTTATGACTTCCCGGAAGCGGCGCAGCCTTCCATTTCTGAAAGTGCTTCCGCAACCGCCCCGGCAGCAAGCCACATTGCGAGAACACAGGAAAAGAATGTGGTTCAGATTCATCAGGAAGTGATTGATCTGACCTATGCAAAGCAGAGCAACAGCGGCAGAATGTCCGGGCTGAATACGGCGGGACAGAACCCGAACCCCGCCGATGAAAAGGCTTGGCAGATTCAGCAGAAGTTGGTGAAGATTGCCCGTGATGTGGAATTTTCCTTCATTCGTGGCAGTTATCAGATTGCAACGGCGGCAAATGTTGCAAACAAAACCCGTGGTATGCTTGAACTTTGCACAAGTGATGCGGGAACTTCCATTTCCGGCAAGGGCGGCACTGATTCAGCCCCCACTTACGCCCCGTTGTCCAAAGCACTGTTGGATCAGCTTTTCCGTGAAATGGCTGATGCGGGTGCTTACTTCGGCAAGATGGTTCTGTTTTGCGGTGCATATCAGAAGCAGATGATTACAAACATCTATGCGGATCAGTTCAAGGCAACAATGCCCACTACACAGAATGTCGGCGGCATGAACATCACGGAAATCGAAACGGACTTCTTCAAGATGGGCGTTGTTTGGGATCGTTTTATGCCGAATGATTCTATTCTTGTTGCGGATGTGGCGCACATTGCCCCTGTATTTCAGGCAGTTCCCGGCAAGGGCGTTCTGTTTCAGGAAGATTTGGCAAAGACTGGTGCAAGCGATAAAATCCAGATTTACGGACAGATCGGGCTTGCACACGGTCCCGCTTTCCTTCACGGTGCAATTACAGGGCTGAAAACGGCGTAAAGAAAGGATAAGGTGATTGTATGTTCAAGGTAACAAAGACACCGAAAACCCCCAATATTATTTGGGACGGTGCGAACAATCGCCCCCTTTGCAAGTTTGTAAATGGAGTGATTGAAACCAACGATGAAGCCCTTGTTTCCAAATTGGAAGCGTTAGGGTATACGGTTGAAGGGGAAGCCGATGCAAAGCCCCTTGACAAAATGAAGGTTGACGAACTGAAAGCCTATGCAGCCGAACGCAACATTGAGTTGCCGGAAGGCGCAAAGAAAGATGAAATTCTGAAAGCTATTCAGGAAGCGGAAGCCGAACAGTAAAGGCGGTGAATCCAATGCTTGAACTGGTAAAGAAACGCTTGGAATCGTTCGGGTATGAGTTGCAGGAAGGGGACGAATTCGCCCTTGCTTTTTCAATTCAGAAGGTGGAAAACACCATAAAGAACGATTGCAACACGCCTTCTATACCTGATGGCTTGGTAAATATCGCTGTTGATATGGCGGTAGGTGAATTCTTGACGGCAAAGAAAACCTTTTCGCCTGATAGCATTGCAGGGCTTGATTTGGATATGGCGGTAAAGCAGATACAAACAGGTGATACGAACACCGTATTTGCAACCGGGGAAGGAAGTTTGACCGCTGAACAGAGGTTGAACGCCTTTTTGAACTATCTTCTGACTTATGGCAGGGATGAATTTTCCTGTTATCGCAATATTCGATGGTGAACAGTCTGACCGCCGCACAAAAAGCGGCAAGAAAAGCGATTGAAAGCACCTATGAAGGTGTTTGCACCATTATTGAACGCCGGGATGTGAGGGACGAAAAAACCAAAATCACCCGGAAGAATGAAGAAGTTCCCGTTGTTGAAAATCAGCCTTGCAAGCTATCTTTTGAAAAATTGAACGCCGTGGTTCAAACCGAAACAGCGGCAGGGCAAACACAAGGCACAAAGCTATTTATAGCACCTGAAATCAGAATAAAACCCGGTTCAAAAATCATTGTGGAACAAAACGGAGTAACAACCGCATATTCCGCAAGTGGTGAACCCGCCATTTACTTTTCACACAGTGAATATATGCTTGAACTGTTCAAGGGGTGGGCGTAAATGGCAAAGATGGGTGGATTTTCGGTTGCAGGAATGAAGAAACTTCAACAACAGTTGAACAAAATTCAGCAAGGG